ACCTTCTGTAATCTCTGTGTTGAACGGACCGTTTCCTACACGGGTAGCATATGCCTTGATTACACCGATGGTGCACAATTCTTTCGGATGATATCCTGTCACTACTGAAGCAAATGCAGGATTTGCAGGTGAAGACGTCACATATGGATAGGTGCCGTAGAAGACATCGAGCATCATTCCCTGAGCTCCTTCAAAAAGAACAGACTTAACTTCATGTGAAAAGAAAGGATTATCACTGATAAATGGATTAATGGTAGTTCCTACTTCTTCAATCATTTGATATGTTGCTTCATCACAGTGTGGGAACTGCTCTTTGAACTGCTTTGCAGTCAACAGTAGATCACGCACTCGGATTGCTTTACGAGCATAATAGTCAGAGTACGCTGGACCAATACCTCTACAGGTAGTTCCAATCGAACCGTTTTCCTTCTGATCAATGTGACGATGCATGGGCGTAATTATGGGGCAACCCTCGTCAATATTAAGATAAGAAGTGGTATGAATGTTTTTGAGCTCCCCACGCTCAGACTGCTCACTGTACATTGGCATCACCTCAATACCATTATCCTTCAGGTAGTTGAGCTCTTTGATAAAATACAAAGGATCAAAAGCAACACCACGACTAATTGTGTTCCTCATACCATTTGTCAAAGCACCTGTAGGAATCAAACTGAGCTTATACGTCTTACCATTCTTGACAATTGTGTGCCCTGCATTGTTGCCCCCATTGAACCTGACAACATCACAAATCTTATTAGGAAGTGCGTGATTGATAAGACAGTCGACAATCTTACCTTTGCCTTCATCGCCCCACTGAAGGCCAACAACAGCATAGTCCATAATAACCTCTCAAAAATTAGGGTAATAGATATTGCCTGCATCCCTCAGCTCCATCAGATGCTGAAGACGCATCTTAAGAAAATCAGCGCGATTGAAGTTGTTGCACCACTCAAGCTCTACGATTTCATCTTGTGTCTTGTAGATTTCTTTGGAAAGAAGAGGAAGCCTTTTGCTTCTTGGAAGTGCCATTACAAAACCTCGCATATGCATGATAAAAATGTTTCTCGAGCTTATGAGCTTCAAGCTCCCAAGGCAACGTTTTATATAGCGTGTCAATTTGCTGTTCACTGAAAATCTTCTTGTGCCATCTTACCCTTGTGCAATTATAAAGATCCTTCAAGTGATCCCTTGTGTACTGCCTAATGTGAACAAACTCATGTGCAAGAGTTTTCAACATCATCTTTTTCTTAAGATTTGAATCTATCTCAATTGCAAAATGCCTAGGCCTGTGGTTTGTCTTCAACCAAACCACTCTTGCATAACAACGTTCTTCTATTTGGAGATTTGGGATTAGGTCTATTCGTACGTAAACATTATCGGCTAGTTTATAGCCGACTATATTGTCACCGTACCATTTTGCAGCGTGCTTGATTTGTTTTCGAGTATTTTCATTACCACCACGAACTCTTACTCGCATAAGAACTCCTTGGTCATCTAGAATGTATGTCGAAAAACTCCTTCACATCTTCTCTATATTTATGAGAATCTTCGATGACAATCTGAGCAAAGTCGTGCTCGACTGCAATCACCAGAACAATCTGATCAAAGTTAATGTGAAACAAAGATTCAGCCATCATAGCATATGCTGTAGACTGATAGTAATAAGAAGTCAAGTGCTCTTCTAACTTCGTCTTTGACGCTGTCTTTAAATCTATGATTGTATTTTTGCCACGGAAAGAACAGAGCTGGTCAGTCGTCCCTGCTGTTCGTAGATCTTTGGAGTACAAGGGAAGTTCAACCCCGTAGACGGTTTCAACTTCATCAAGAGTCGGTTGAATTGATTTGAAAAGGATCTTAGTCAATGGCATGAATGTGCCTTGCCACGACTCATTCATCATATACTTCTCGACTATCAAATGAAGCTCTGAACCTCGGGTAGCGGACCTGTTTTTGATTCGGTCTGCCTCCTCTTGACCGACAAGCTTCTTCCATTTATCCAAAGACGATTTGTTCATGTTAGAAAGGACAGTAGTCACAGACGGGAAGATTCCATCTGGTGTCTTGTAGTGTCTCATGCCATTCACATCAACCCTTTCTAGATTGACTGATGGCAGCAACTTGTGTTCAAAGATCTTTGTTCTTTCAAAGACCGAGCGATTCCTTAGCGACGATATACTCACGAACGAGTCCACTTCTGACAATGTCGTCAATTTCAAATTCAACATCATCAAAAGACTCGAGGATCTTTAACACCTTCATGAAGTTTCGAAGCCCTTGCTTCTCTCCTTCTCGTGTAAGATCGGACTGCCTCATGTCACCACAAAAGATGATTTGGCAGTTGTCACCAATTCTTGTAATAATGCTGTCGAGCTCATGGAATGTCATGTTGTTGATTTCGTCCACAAAGACAATAGCATCTGAGATTGTTATTCCTCGAATGAACGACGTCGTAGTGAACTCGATGACATTCTGCATCTTTAGTAGGTTGTAGCCATCGTGGCGGCCTGTCAGATGATTTACTATCTGCTCATACGGAGCTTCATACATCTTGACCTTTTCTTTAGCATTACCAGGCATGAAGCCAATGTCCCTTGTGGGGACAACACTTCTCATAATCATAACCTTCTTCATTTTTTCATCATCACTCTTCAACTTTAGAAGAGACAAGTACAAAGTGATGAACGACTTGCCTGTTCCTGCAAGACCGTGAAGAAGCAGGTTTTTGCCTTGCTTGAAGCTATCAAACGTCTTTCGTTGGTTTGGTGTAAGTGGTTTGACGTCTATTAGACTGTACGATGGTTTGTTTTGTTTATCCTCCAGCAATCCTTGTTCTCTCAAAATTCTTCTTTGTTTCTTAGTAAGTTTCTGTTCCAATGTTGTTCACCATGTGTTTACTGTACTTTTCCTGTGCTTTGATTTGATGTTCTTCAAGACGTCTCTAAAACCACTGTCTGGCTTGCGGACCCCTAGTCTTGTTGGATCAGCAATTCCAACAGGAAAAAGTACTTGTTGAAAATTCTTGTTAAGTATAAGGAAATCCTCCATTTCTGCTATTGACATAATCTCCGTGATTTCTTCGCTAGTGTCTTTATTGACAAACGTGTAGGTCGGCATTAGTCTCTGTCCTCATAATCATCATCATATCTAAGAAGCTTTTCAATGTTCTTTTGTTTCAATGCATTTTCAAAGTTGCGTGTCTTCTTTTTGTCGTCACGCGTATTAATATAGTTGTCTTCAAAATCATCGTCCCGATGACTCCGCTTGTAGCTCTTACCCATTTATTACCTGCTCCTCCTGAGCAACATTAGTAGGTTGACTAATTTCTTTCTTAGGTCTGCCCCTCTTCTTAACAGGAGCTTTAGTAGTATCTTTTTTGGTGCTTTTGGTGTCAACGGACTTTTCTCCGGTGAACTCCTTTCGTGGATTCAAAATCAAGCCAGGATAGGCCTCGAGAATAAGCTCCGCTGGAATAGAAGGGTGAGGAAGTTTGCCATCTTTCATTCGCAAAAGCATTACTGCATCATCAGGAGTAATTGACTCAAGCAACTGAATAAACATCATCTCACGCTTTATTGGCTTGAGGTTGTCATTGCCCCCTTGAATAAAAAGATATAGTCGTCTGGCTTCTTGAAACATCCTGCCTTCTTGATCAGGATAAGGACAGGGTTTATATGGAGGTTTACCTTCAGGTAAAACCCACTTTACATTTTGTTCATATGCATAGCGAAGCACAAGACCAAATGCTTGATTAAAGTTCTTGCGCAAAAAATCAATCTGATTGTGTTTCTCAGCAATCTTAGACGTCTTGTCTAGCAACTCACTCATTCCTAGTTTCATTAGAATTCACCCACCAGTTCAATAAGGTTTTTTAGTTTGTACGAAATAAAGTAGTTAAACATTTTGTCCCTACCCTTTTTGTCCTGCTCATGATATTGTTCAAGAATCTTCTGTCTAATATCCTCAGGGGTGTTGAGCAAATCGATTAGCTGTTCATTCCGCTTAAAGTTTCGCTTTGTCGTATCATCCATCTCTGATACGGGCATGTTTATATATTGTGCAATCTTCTTAGCCGTCATTGGCTTCTGACGATCACCACGTACAAAACAACTGTCAGCAGAAAGTACATTAGGAATCCCATCGCCACGATCTCCCTTAAGGATATGTTCCTTTAAAAAGCTGTCGGGGTTTGAACAATTTACAAACTTCTTTTTGACGGGGTCATATTGTGTCACGTTTGAAAATCTCTGAAGCTGAGCAAAGTCTTTATCCCCAGATGCAATTAAAACATCTTTACCAATGGAAAGCATCTTACCTTCCATAAGAACCAGAGTCCCAATAACATCGTCTGCTTCTGCTCCCTCTACCTGAATCACTCGGTATGGAAAGAATTCTTTGAGCTCACATTTGATTTTGTTGATTGTGTCAAAGATCATTGACCAGTCAAGCTCCGACTGCTCCCTGGCCTTTTTCCTGTTAGCTTTGTAGTAGGGAAAAACATCACGACGCCAGCAATGCTTGTCGTCGCACGCTATAACCATTTCGCCATATTCTTGAAATTTAGTTTTAATGGATCGAAGTGTGTTAAGAACCATGTGTCTAACAAGGCTCTCTTCAATCTTTGTGTTGGTGTGATTTCCAATCTGTGCCATTAGATTAGAAATCGATATTTGATTCAAATCAACGATAATCATCACATCCTCATTAGGTATTTATGTTGGTGAAGTTGTAGAATCCTTTTCATCATCAAATGTAAACGTTTCTTCAGCAAACTTTTGCAAAGGATGTTGACGATTGTGTGTTCGCATGATTGCAGATCTAATCCCATGAGCAATCAATGCAATATCGTGTTGATTTTCTATCATAATTCCATAAGTGCTAATTCTAGCAAGAAAAAACGGCATGAAGTCATCCATGAACACATCTAGCATTGCGTCCTTAAACTCCTCTAGTCTTTTTTCTGCCTCTTCTTTATTAGAAGGAGCTTGCCAAAGTGTGTTTGGGAAGTTGACAACGTTGTTGCTCACTTTCTATATCCTTCGACAATAGAAGATAAAAATGCATTCCACTGAGGACCTCTCATCTTCCAGCTATAGAACATATCTGCGTACATCTTCTGGCCCTTCAAAAGGTTTTGAACTGAGTCAGTATACAGATGTTCAATTGCCTGATCAACCGCCTTGTATAGAACAGCAGCATGATCTCTCTGATGGTCCTGCCACTGATACATCCAAGTCCAGTTGGCTGCCGTCTCTGGGAGAGCGCCGTAGTTTGGATGAATGCAAAGAAGCTGGGCGCTCATTGCTTCCATCAGGGCACGGCAGCTCGTCTCGAGCCAGATAGACGGATAGACAAAGATGTGTGACTTTGCCAGAGCGGCTCGGACCGTCTCCTGATCAGCAAACCCATGATAGGTGATCTGTGGATGATTACGACACTTATCAAACAAAGCTTCATACTGCTGGTCTCTTTGTTCCCAGCCATAAATCTTGAAGCTAGAAAACACATCAAGGTGAATGTTCTTGTGTTTCTCTGCTAGCTTCTCAAAAACAGGAACAAGGATCTGTAGACCTCTGTGAGGAGTCGTGTGATAGATCAATCTGATTTGATTGTCATCCTTGTATGTCACACCCTGAATTGGATCAATAGCATTCAACATCACCTCAGCCTTGTACCACGGCATTCCATAATGCCGCTGGAAGTTCTGCATCTGCCAGTTTGACACGAACACAAGCTTTTCAAAATTATTCCAACCGCCCTTGGCAATACAATCAGACTCTGGATCACCAGGAAGATCGTGTGCCCAGTAAATGTTCGGCATTCCTGCCATTGCACCTCTAAACCTCGATGGAATGATGTGAACCTTAGAAAGCAGCTCCGGATCGACATACTTCTTGAGCCCCTCACACATCAGCTCAGTGCCGCCCTTTGAGTTTGCTCCAACTTCGTTAGTTGCTATCGGCATTTTGATTCACTCCGTAAAGAACCTTGGCAATATTGGGAGGTACGTAGTTTGGTCCCTTCATCACTTTACCATACTCATTTCGAATTGGCTTGCCATCAGGACCGAGCTTGGTCATGTTGGAATCATGCACTTCCTTAAACAGAGTATCTGCATCCATACCAAACGCAACAGCAG